ATGCCGCACACCCGTATGGGGCACCCCATGGGAAGGACCCGGTGGCAATAATGGATGTCCTTAGTTGCCTATCAATGCCCACCGATGACCTCCCCTCTTGCCACACCCTTGACCAGCGTGTCCATGCTCTGATCTCCCAGTCCTTCGACCATGCTCTCGATGAACAGCGCCATTGTCCTGGCCGCCCACTCATACTGCTGCGAGTACTCCCTCTTGCTCATGCTGCGGTGCAGCTCGTCGTGGCATGTCGAGCAGAGCGGCATGGTCCAATGGTCTGGAGCCTTCAGTGCCGTGCCTGACATGCCGCCCGTGCCCTTGAAGTGGTGCGCCTGCACGCTGCGTTCGCTCTTGCAGCGAGCGCAGGGCAGGCTCGCTACCCACCGCAGGTAGCGCGGGCAGCGCCACCTGGCGTTCACACAGGCTCGCTGGCGATCGCAGGACGTTCGTCCACACCGCCACCGCCGCCGGTGACGTCGACCATGCTCACCTCGGGCGGCTCGCGACGCGCGATCGCCGCGTTCGCCCAGAACACAGCCTGCTCCACGTAGTTGATTGCCAGTGCCTGCTCCCGGCTTTCCGCAGTGAGACCGAGAATCTCTTCAACGAGGTACTTCGCCTGGTCCCTGATCTTTTGGTAGCGCTCCATCTGATCGCCATGCGGGGCATGGTACGTGAATCTGTTGATCAGTTCTTTCGCGTCCATTTACGTTCCTCCAGTTGTGTCCTCGTGGCGTTATAGGCCGGGCCCGTCCCCGATGCCATCTGCTCCCTGCAGAACAGACGACAGACGAACCCGGCCCAAGTCGCTACATCAGACTCGGCTCGGCTTCCCACACGCACCCGGCGGGCCGGGGTCGGGCAGGTACGGATCGGACACCGGCGACCAGACGCCCACCCGGCTGGTGGCATCCACGGCACGCACCCGAATGATCACCGAGACCAGCACTGGCAGGGTGAGCGTGGCTGAGCCGGTCGTCACCGTGCCCACGTCGATCCACGTGGTGCCGTTGTCCGTCGACTTCTGCACCTCGTAGTGGTGTACCGGGGCGCCCGTGGTCGGGGCTGCCCAGGTATAGGACTGGGTCATGGTGGTTGTCTGGGCGATGATCGTCAGCGGCGCCAGCAGGGCCAGTGCCGCCACGATCATGAACAGTCGTTTCACGTCGACTCCTTTCGCTCGCGGTTGCGGTGTCACGCGACACCATTCAGGGGGATCGGGTTCACCTTGTGCATCTCGAGATCGACCTCGACGTCTTCGAGGATCTCGGCCAGCTTCTGCTCGACGGCCTCGCGACCGACAATCTGGATCAGGGACGCGCCCGCCAGCATCAGGCTGGCCGCTTCGTGTGCCAGCTGGTCGACGTCCGCGTGACTGCGGCGCGTCTAGGCGATTCCTGAGATCGCATCGGCGCACGCCTCCTGCACGATGCTGAGTTGAGCGAGCGCACCCCACGCGCCTATCGATTGCTCCACCAGGTCCTGCAGCCGCTTCTCCATGATCAGCCTCCTGCCACGAAGCCGAAGACGGCCTCCTGCTCGGCGTCCAGGTTGATCTCGTGCTGGGCGTTCTCGAGGGCGATGACCAGGGGCACGCCGTGGGTGATCGTCGTCAGGTCGCGCACCAGAGCGTCCGAGTACGGCATGCGGGCGACGAAGCAAAAGTCGCCTTTCTTCTTCGCGCCCCACGGCGGAGCAATCGTGCAGGGCACGTCGGACAGCGTGTGATCGCGGCCGCCGCCGTCCTTCAGCGCGACACCAAGCAGGGCGGTACGCTCGAAGAGGGCGGCCACGGCCAGGGCGATGGCGGAGTTTGCCTGGACGGCGAAGCGCACTTCGACCACGCGCTTGTCGCCGCCGTCCTCGGCGGGGTCGTTGCTGACGGTCCAGTGCTTGAGCCACCCGGTGCTGGTTCTCATACCGTGCCTCCATCTTCGGTTTCGGCAGCGTCGCCGGCGGCGACCTTGGCCGCGGCCACTTCGCGCATTTGCGCGATCGAGAATCCGAACGCCTTGGCGACCGCGAAGGCGCGCTCTTCGGCCGCTTCGTCGTCTTGGTAGCAGACCGCGACTTCGAGCGACGAAAACAGCGCCATATCGAGGAGCAGGCCCCATTTCTCGCGCGTGTTGAGGGTCTGCAGGTAGGCCTGAGGGGATTCGTTCTCTTCGCTGTCTTCGAGGCCCCTGAGGTTTCGGACGGGCCTCCAGCCGTCGGCCTCGTTGATGAGCATGGTCACCAGGGCGTCGCCGTCATTCAGGAGCAGGTCGTAGGCGCCCGCGTCCACGACTGCCAGGATGTCGGTGAGTGCCTGCTCGTCTACCCGGTCGTCCATCTCCGCCTGCCGCTTCCGATCAGCGGCGGTCGGAGACGCCACCGGGCCACCCTTCGCCGCCGCCTTGGCCCTGGCCTTCTCTTCCTTCGCGGCGATCAATGCCTCGACGTCCTTCTTGCGGTACAGGTGATGGATATTGCCCTGGCCGTCGACGGCGACAAATTCCTCGGGAGGCTTCTTGCCGACGAACGCGCGCCAGGTCTTGCCCTTGGTCCGGTACTGCCCGTCGGTACCGTCAGCCTCGACCCAGGGGCTCGACCATTTGAGATGGCCGGAGCCGTCGGGGAACGCCTTGGCCGCCTGCGGCGCCGTCAGGGCCGACAGGCCCTCGTCCTTCGCCGCGGCGATCAGGCGCTCGGCGGCAGCGGCCCGCTTGCCGTCGAAACAGGTGGGGTACGTGCAGACGTCGTCGCCGTCGGTCGCAACCACGTCGCCGAACAGGTCGGTCTGGTTGCCGGTGCGGTGCTGGCAGTCGCCGCAGGCGCCGGCCACGGGCACCAGCGTGCGGTCGTTGACGTCGAATGGGGCAAGCTCGAGCGCCAGCATGTAGCGGTCGTGGATCATGCGCTTCGCCTTGGCGAAGGAAAGCGGCTCGAAGCGGTCCTCGTCCCATTCGGGGTGGGCCACCTTTAGGATTTCGTCCGTCGCTTCCTCGCGCTGGCGCTGGCCGGGGATGCGGCCGATCAGCACCGCCACGGACACGTCGAGGCGGCCGCTCTTCAGGGCCTCCTGGGCGGCCTCAGGCAGGTCGAGGAGTTTCAGGCGGCCGCAGACGTGGCTGCGGTCGCGCCCGACCCTCAGGGCGATCTCCTCGACCGTCTGGCCGTGCTCCAGCCACACCCGGTACGCCTCGGCTTCGTCGATCTCGGTCAGGTCCTCCCGTTGGAGGTTCTCGGCCATGGCCATGTCGTAGGCGGTTGGTACGTCGACGTGACGCACAATCACCGGCACCGTCTCCAGGCGTGCCTCACGGGCTGCCGACAGCCGGCGGTGGCCGCACACCACCTCGAGGCCGTCTTCGGTGTGGCGAACAACCAGCGGCTGCAGGATACCGACCGTGCGCACACTCTCGATCAGGGAGTCCAGAGCTTCCTCGTTGCGTTCGCGACGTGGATTCCACGTGGCCTCCCGAATATTACTCGGGGCGACGTTGATCTGAGCACCATCAGGGGCAATGGTCTTCATGCTGGACCTTTCAGGGAAGCGCCAGGTAGCCCTGGCCGGTTTGCTTGTCGAACCTGGCCACGGGGGCCAGCCAGTACCGTTTCACCCGGCACTTCTCGCCATGCCGATTGACAACGTCGACCAGCTCGTCCGCGACCTGTAGGCGCTCGCAGCCGCGCCCGTTCTTGATGTCGTTGATGCAGCGCGCCAACCTGGTGATGCCCAGCTCGTCGTAGGCCTGGAGCGAGGTGATGTCCCCCCGCGCTCGCATCCATTCGATCACCTGCCGGTTTTGGTTCTTGTGGTCGCTCACGTCGGCTCCTCACGGGCCTGGCCGGTGAAGGCCTTCATCATGCTCCGGGTGGCGTCGATGCGAACCTGGGCGCGGCCTTTGATCACGGCGAGCAGGCGGTCGTGGGCTTCGGGGTCTGAGGGGTACTCGAGAGCCATCACGAGCAGCGCTTCCAGGTCGCGCAGGCGCTCGGAATCGCTCGGAGTCGACGGGTTGTCGTCGCGGCCGTGTGACATCACAGCACCCCCGCGATGAAGGCCGGGGAGGCGACGGCGATCAGCACGCCGATGACGACCAAAGCGGCCACGACCCACAGCCAGGCCGGGAGGCTGTCGCACGGAGGTTCGTCCGCCACGAGGTTCATCAGGGACCTGGAGGCCTGCATGGCGCCCTGGTGACGCTCTCTCCAGGCTCGCATCTCCGGGTTTTCGGCGAAGGGGATGTCTTTCCACTCGTTCTCCACGGCGCGGAACGGCGCGAGTGGGTCTATTTCGGCCACCATCTTGCGCTGCCAGTCGCGAAAAGTGGCCGGCGCCAGCGCCTTGTCTGCGGCAGCCAGAAGCTCCAGGTCGCGGATGTGCCCGTAGGTGACGGCCCGGGGCGCCCCCGCGACTGTTCCACGGGGAACTGTGATCGTCTGGAACTCGAGGCCGGACGTCACGCGGTCGGTCGGGACCCACTTCCAGCGGATGCCCTTGTACTGGCCCCGCAGCGAATCGTAGGGCCGCACGTTCTCGAGGCGCGCCAGCCGCTCCCCCAGCTTGGCCGACTCGGATTCCGAGAGGTCCCGGGACGTCAGCAGCAGGCCCACCAGGTCAGGCTTGCCGTCTTCCTGCTCGACAACGATCTGCCTGATCATCGCTACCCCCTCAGTCCGGTTGCGAGGTGCCAACGCCATTTGGCCGCGGTGATGGCCCCCACGACCGTGAGGACGGCTCCCACTACCCCAGCAGACCAGACGGCGGCCACCAGCGGGTCGATGCGCCTCTGGGCGGCTGGGGATCTCCAGTGGGCGGTCACGGCCGACTCCTGATGCAGTCGATGAGCTTGACCAGCAGACGGTTGGTCTCTTCCTGCTTGGCCAACATTCGATCGAACGTCACCCAGGGTGCCCTGTTGAGGCTGAAGGCGTCCTGCTTGTGGATCGCCTGGTAGTCGACGGGGGTAGGCGCCGGTGGGGCCTCACCTACCAGGCGGCTCCCGATGATGTGAGAATCACCCGCTGGGCAATTCAGCCAGGCCTGCATGTCGGTCCAGTTGCAGCGCGCTGCAACAAAGGCCCGTTCCATCAGCCACAGTTCGCGACGGGTGAGGTTCATTCCACACCGCCGTTCCACTGCAGCTCTTCCGGTTTCACTTCGACGAACGAGAGGACGCTGGATGAAGGGACCACGTAGGTGCGACATCCGTCCTCTTTGGCCGCCATCTCGGCCACTTTGCGGGCCTCGCTGTGGCTGAGATGCGGCCCCTTCACGCGACGGGCGTTGATCACGTAGTGGCCGTAGTTGACCACCCGATGACGACCGAGGAGCTCGGTGGTCCCCATGAAGGCAATCGACGAGTACTCAGCCAGGGATTGCTCGATTGAGATCGGGTGGAGTGGCTTCACGAGGTCGGGGAAAGTCGCAGCCGACTGCAGCCACTCTGCGCACGTGCGGCGCCGGGCGGATGGATGCTCCCTTGTCGGGACCCCGTTGTCGTCGCCGGCCAGGTACGCCTGCTCCATCAGCCATTTCTCTCGGGCGGTCAGCTTGCTGGTCATCTCTCCCCCTTGGGGTGATTGGTGGTAGCCATGGTGGCCATTTGATCCTGGCCGGCGGTGGGCGTTGCCCAGGCCGCGCGAGCCGCATTCCGCCTCGACCCATGCGTCCATCTGGCGGTCCAGCCAATCCAGGCGGCTGAACAACAGGCTCGGGAGCCAGGGTGTGACTGCTTGGCGGTGCTCCGTAGTCACCGCATACCTCCCTGGCTGGCAGGTTTCCCCGGCTCCCCAGGTCCTTCTTCGCGCTCCCAGGGCAGCGTGTAGCCGTCCTGCTGCCACACCGACCAGTCCACGAAGCCGCCCACGCCGTGCTTGCCCTCGAGGTGCCGCAGGTTCGCCATCAGCTGGTCTTTGGTCAGGTGCCCCATCACGAACCTCGCCTGCTGCTCGATTGCCGCGCGGTGGTAGGCCTCAAGGCCCGGGTGCTTCGGATCGGTCAATTCGCCACTCTCCCAGTGTTCCCCGTGGAACCTCTTCGCTTCGCTGCTGCCAGGGCCGCTGCCGATGCTGCCCGGTCGGCCGGGCTCAGGTCAGGGTCGGGTTGCTCCGGCAGCTCGTGGCCGCGCGGACCCGACGGGCGCGCCACTTGGCGGCCCCCGTACAGCTCCCGGATCTCGTCGACGTGGGTGTCCAGCAGCTCGTCGTGGCCCTTGCCCTGGAGCCAGCCGGAAAGGCTCAGACCGTGGGGTTGCAGGAGGCGGGCAGCGAATTGCTGCTGCTTGCGGCTCGCGATCTGCGTCCTCCGGGTTTCCGGGGGAGCGTCAGCGACAACCGGGGGGGACTCCGGGACGGCGCCGCCGGCGGCCGCCCTGGTAGGTTCATCTACCGAAGAGGAAGAATCCCCCTCTTCTCCTAGACCTAGACCTAGACCTAGACCTACGGACGATTCCCTACCGATTCCCACAATCGTCGGGTGGTTGCCGGGGTGTTGCCCATCGGATTCCGGAATTTGATGGGCAAGTAGTGGGTACCGCCACGACTCGCCGCCCCTCAGCGTGTTGCGGATCTCCGATTTCGTGGTCAGACGGGCCAATCCGCGGGCATATTCCGGGAATTCCGCGAGCAGGTCAGCCGGCGGCAGCGGGTGCTGCGACCGGCGCCAGTACTTCTTGCCCGGGTTGTGCTCGAAGCGGCCCGGCAGGAACAGGTACGCCTTGCCGGCCACCACGTAGCGGGGAGCCAGGCGCACCACGTCGAGTTCTGCCAGCGCCGCCGCCACCTGGTCAACCGTTGCCGCGGCCGGGCCGAACAGGGCCGCGTGACGCATCCAGGTGAGAGGGTCGGCCAGCTCGCGGCCCTCGTGGTCGCACTCGAGGATCATGGCAGCGTAGATCTGCCTGGCCAGGCCCGAGCAGGCGAGGAACTTCGGGTTGCGCATCAGGGCGCTGTCGATCACGAATCCGTCGGTCATGACCGAGCCCCCTTGTCTCTGAGCGCCACGCACAGCGGGCACCCCTCCAGAAGTCCTGCGTACACGCGAGCCGACCTCGAATCGTAGACCTCGTGGTGTTCACGGCTGGGGATCGCCTGGCCGCAGAGCGTCAACTGGGAGGTTCCCGGGGCCAGGTGGTACTCCCGGGCCGCCAGCGGCCGTCCGCGGTGGTCTTTCCCGCGCTGGCGCCAGTAGACCGTCGCCATCGGGACCGGCTTTGCGGCGCCCAGCCGGCGCCACGCTTCGGCCGGGATCAGCTTGTTTTCGGCCAACTGCCGGAGCGTCATGTTTCGCAGGGCCTCGAGGCGCGCGGCCACGTCCGGACGCCACGCCGGTGCGGGCGTGCTGCCATCGGTGGCGCGGTAGGCAATGGCCCCCTCTTGGAGCTCGATCGTGACGCCCTGGCTCGTCGCCGTGCACGGCGGCAGGTCGATCCGGTCCTCCGGGTACTCCCTGCCGGTGCGCAGCGTGAGGATGCAGCTGGAGGCCTCCACGGCCAGGCGCTGGGCGAAGTCGGCGGTCAGACCGGTGCGCAGCACGAACTCGCTGCCGTCCACCGTTGACAGGCTGACCTTCCAGCCACGGGAGCCGGGGACGGATTCGCGAAGGGCGTGGGCGGCGACGGCCTCGGAGAGGTTCTCGCGGATCAGGCTAACGGCTTCGCGCTCGAGGATGGCGGGGGCGGTCATGACGTCACCACCGGCAGTGCGCAGTCCGCGATGCCAATTGTTGCCCGGCTTTTCGTGGCGTAGGTGTAGCGCTTGACGCATAGGCCATCCGTGCGACGCAATGCGCTCACGAGCATCTGAATTTCCCAATCGCGGCCGTAGGCGTCGAACGGCTTTCCGTGTTGGAGAACGCGCACGCCGCTTCCGCTGGGCTTCAAGAGCCCCCACCCGGCGGGTAGTTCGTCGACGGCGATCATGCCGTCGGGGGCTAGCATGTAACGCAGGCGACCCATGCCGAGCTGCGGCTGTTGGCGGAACCGCTTCTTGCGGTCGGCCAAGAAGTCGCCGCGACTGGCCTTGCACTCGACCAGAGTTGACTTGCCGTAGCCGGTGAACCCGATGGCATCAGGTTCCTCGCCGGCGCCGTGTGTCAACTCGGTGATGACTACAGCGTGCTTGCGGCGAAGCCATGCGGCGGCGAGCGCCACAAGGTCGGAGTGGGTCACAGCGTGCCCCCGTGTGCGAAGAAGCCCTCAACGACGGCCTTCATGGCTTCGTCACTCAACATGATCCGCGTGTCCTTCTCGCCATACCTGAACACGAGTTGCCACTTGCCGGTCTCGTCGTCGTGCTGCACACACACCACGCGCTCGCGGTCGATACGCTTGGAGCCGGACATGACGGTCATGAGCGCGCCGCCTTCGCCGCCACGCGCGCGTCGTATTCCGCCCGGCCTTCGCTGACCCATGGGTGTTCGTCGTCTTCGGTCTCTTCTCCGCTGGCTGCCCTGGTGACGGCCTGCTCGAGCGACCTGACGGCCAGGATCAGCAGGGCCTCCACGCTGTCGTGCTGGGTCTGCGGCGGGCGGTTGAGCAGGGACTCCACGGTGTGCGCCTTGGCGTCACCCATGCCGTGCATCGTGCCGTGGATCTCGCCGTGCGCCATGCCCAGGTAGGTGATGTCCACGCCGTCCAGGTTCCGGTACTGGGCGACGGCAGCGACCCGGCGGCCGTGGCGCATCCAGGTGACGCTGCAGTACCTGGTCGAGGCGTCGATGCCGGTGAGGCCGTGCCACTCGAATGCGCAGCGGCGCGTGCCGTGGTCGACGTGCTTGGGGCGGCCGCGCTTGCCCTTGGTGGCGGTGGTGGTACGCGTCACCTCGGCGCCCCCACTTCAGCCTTCAGCAGGTGCGAAATCTGAGCGTGATCGCGCGCGAGGTTGTGGACGGCATTGGCGAGGTGCCGGATGTCGCTCAGCTGCATGTGGAGCACGAGCTCGATCTTCACCGGATCGTCATCACCCTCGCCTTCGTCATCGTTGTAGGGTCGCCTGTACTCGTAGATGTAGAATTCGATTTCTCCCGTGTCCCGGTCGATCCTCTCGTCAGCCAGCCAATCCCTGAAATGAATGCGGCGCCGCTTCATAGCGCGCCCCCGCGAAGCACGTTCACCAGGTGCGCGATCTCGTTGATGGCGAGGATGCCGGTCAGCACCGACACGAGGTTGCCGGCCCACCACTCCGGCGACTTCCGGACTTCCTTGTCGGCGAATCTGGACAGCATGAACGAGGCGGCACCGATCACGAGGATGAACAGCAGCTTGAGAACGATCAGGTCGTGCATCACGGGCTCCCTCCCGGGGAAGAGGTTCCTTCGCAATTTTGGGGCGGGTCGGCCCCGGCAGGCCGCTTAGCAACCGGCCCGGGGCGGTATGCCCAGTCCTCAGCCGACCCGCTCGCGCACAGTCGTTACTTGGTCGGGAGGGCAGCAGGTGGAGGTGTCGTGCGCAGTCGCGGTACCCCTGGGATGGCTCCCGCCCTCTGGCACGTCCTTCCAGGACGTCTCGCGCCTCGCCTGCTGCCCGTCCCGATCGATAGAAAGCCCGCGGCCGGACAGTTCGGGGGCCATGCCATCCCCCGCGCTATTCGCCGACCGCGGGCCCGACCGCTTCGGCTGGTTGACAGTCGGGGGAAGGGACTGGTCGTCAGCCTGGAGGGGTCGCACCTCCCTGTGACCTTGGGGCGTCGCCATCTCGATGCGCCGCTTGGCGGCCAGACGCGTCGCCAGGTCTGCATTGATCTCAGCGCCGATGGTCATAAGGGGCGACACCTGGTGGCGGCTCGTGACCGAGTCGCTGAGCGAGGATTCCAGGTGTCGCAGAGTCGTCATGGGTTACCCACCGGTCGATTCGCTGTAGTCGGAATCACGGGGTGCAGCGGTCCCGTCAGCGCCATCAGCCGGCATCAGCTGGCGGTAGTCGACACCCAGGACCTGCCCCATCAGCTGGTACGTCGCGACGCTGCCGGGCCTGCCCTTCTCGATTTTGCAGACGGTGGACGGGTCCAGCTTGGTGAGCCTGGCCAGTTCAGCCTGGCTGATCCCCCGCGCCTTCCGTGCTAGCACTACCGGGTGTTCCATCGCGCCTCCGTTCATGTTCATGGCGCAAGATCAATCAATATGGATTGATCGTCAAGAGAAAAAAACAATGTCCGTGCTTTTTTTATGGAACCACCCCGTCAATTCGGATATCTTGATTGTATGTCAACCCCACGAAACACCCAGATATCGCCCGAACAGTATCGAATTTCCCTGAAACAGCGGGTCCGGGACTGGTTGCTGGCCCAGCGCCTTCGCCAAAAGGACCTCGCAAAAATGATCGGGCTCACCCCTGCCGCAGTGAGCGCGAACCTCCACCCAGAAATGACGCTTTCCGAAGGCTTCCTGGTCGCCCTGGGAACGCGGGTTGCTGACTTCAATGACGTGATCGTCGAGTACTTTTCGCTCAAGGGGAACGCAACCCTGTCGGCGGGCATGGAGAGCTACGCTGCCGGCTCCAAACAGACCGTGGCGGTACTGCGGGAGCGCGAAGTCAAGATCGAGCGGGTTCGGAAAGCGGAAAAGGAGCTGATGGCGACCCTGCATGAACTGGTCGAGGATGCGATTAAGAGACTTGACAGCGGTTAGGTTTCTGTCGCCCACGGATGACGGTATCGCATAGACGGATCTTCGGCTTCCTCCCATGTTCTACTACGCCGGCCTCGCTGGCGGCATTGTGCCCACTTTTCGGGAGCCATAGAATGAGCCATCGCCCACTGATCGACATGATCAACTCGACGGAGAAATTTCGAATAGCCATGGACGAGCTCGTTGCCGCACTAAATGATCTGTACGACTTCGATGCCCAGAACATGGACGATGAATTTAGTGGTGCCGCACGCATTCAAGAGCGGCAAACGCTGGAGGTAGATCGTTAAATGACAACACGCAAACACGATACAGAAAAGTCGTTGGCTATCGTGACACGATGGTCAGCGGCCACGACTATTTTAGCCCTGCTGGCCGGGTGTTCGGTGTCGATGCGCTCTTTGACTGAAACGCGCTTTGTCCACGAGGCGTTCACATCTGATGCACTGCAGGCCGGTGGCATGGCCCTGCTCCCGATCACTGCTGGTTGGAAGACCGAGCCATTCAGGATTCAGACGGCCGAAGCCATGAATGCGCAGCTGCTGCAGGCCGTGCCGGGTGGGAGCACGTTGTCGTGCGAGGCCACGCTCGACAGCCTAAACGCCCACGAACTGGTTGAGCCGCTGCAGGAGGCGCTGGCCGGGTATCGTGAGACGTCGATGTTCGACCGGAGGCGGATACAGGCTTTGCGCGAGGCCCTGGGAGTGCGTTACGCGCTGTACTGCGAGCTGCAGGACGTCGCGACGGCGTTCAAGCCAGCCGGGTTCATCGCGTCAGCCAAGGACATCGCCGACCTCACGGCACACTGCCTAGTTCTGGATTTGCAGTCCGGCGAAGTGGTCCAGGACATCTTCGGCCACGCGCGGTCCAGGGCCGACAAGGCAGTCGGCGAGATACCGTATCAGGAGTACGTCGAGACGCTCGTGACGTCGATCCTGGCTCAGCTGCCGGGCTCGGCGGTTGTCATCGTCCAGACACCGGAGGAGCCCAACATGAGCGCGGCTCACCCGGGGAGCGTGCTCACGCAATGAACACCGCCCGCGACTGCCTCCTCTACGCCAGGTTCAGCTCCGACAAGCAGAACCCGAAGTCCTGCGACGACCAGCTGCGTGAAGCCCAGCGCTACGCTGCGACTCAAGGCTGGCGCATCAGGGGGCAGTTCCACGACGACGCAATCACTGGCGAACGCGGCAGGTCGGGGCGTGACGGATGGGACCAGCTCCTGTCCTTCGTCGAGGCCGGCGGCCTGGCAGCCGGGAGCGTCGTTCTCACCTGGGACGTCAACCGGTGGAGTCGGGAGTGGGCGGACGGGATGATCGAAGCCCTGCAGCTACACAAGCTGGGGGTGTCCCTGGCTGACACGCAGTTCGGGGTTTACGAACAGAACGGGCTCACGGGCAAGGTGATGCTCGCTTTGAAAATGGCGACGGCTGCGGAGTTCCTCACCGAGCTGCGGCGGGGCGTGATCCGCGGGCAGAAGGCGAAACGAGCCGAAGGGTATTGGTGCGGGGCCCCACCATACGGGTATCGGATTCAGCGGGAACCCGGTGGCGCCGTTCTGGTGGCCGACCCGATTGAGGCGCCGGCCGTCATTTGGATCTTCCAGCAAATGGCCGCCGGCACGCTCCTGCCGCGCATTGCCGCCGACCTCCGCCGGCGCGAGGTGCTGACGCGCCGGGGCGGGCCCTGGAACCCAGCGACCTTGCTGCGCATCGGACGGTCGCCCGTGTACCTTGGGGTGATCGCCCTGTACCCGGGCAGGGAACACCGCCGAACTGTCGCTGGGGAAGTTAAGCCTCCGGTGGAGGCCGTCACTATGCCGGGGCGACACCAGCCGCTCGTGAGCTGCGAGCTGTGGGACGCCGCCAACGCGCGAATCGCGAGCAAGGTTATCCGTCCGTTCGTGCCGGGGCGCCCCCGGCCGCTCACCGGCCTGGTCGCCTGCGAGATCTGCGGAAGGTCGATGCGGGTGACAGGCGGGCCGGAACCGTACCGCTACTACAAGTGCGGCGAGTACGGCGGCTGGGGTTACCAGTGCGTCAACAAGCGCATCGTGCGTATCGACCGCCTCGAGGCTGCGATCAGGACGCTCTCCTTGACCCTGGCCGGCGACGCGGCGGCCATCCACACCGCGGCCGCGCGCGCCGTTGAGGTCGAGTGGCGCCAGGCGGCCGCCAGCGCCGCCGCGCGCGGCCCGCTGCAGGCGGCTGTCACAGCCTGCGAGCACAAGCAGGAGCGCCTCCTGGCGGCTCTGTACGAAGGCAACGCCCCCGCGCTGGTGAATGAACGTTTGCGGCAGGTCCAGGACGAACTGGCGGCAGCCAGGGCCGCCCTCGACGCTGCTGGCACGGCTGTCGAACCGCTCAGCGTCGACGACCTGGTGGTCGATATTCGCACCGCGCTCGAGACGTGGCAGGATGACTTCGCGTGGATCTCCCGACTGCAGGGCCGCCTGGTCGTGCCGGCCGATCCGGCGGCGCCGGTCATCCTCGAGGTGCTCGGGCAACGGCACGTGCTCGCCGTTTAGAGGATCGATCAACCCTCTCAAGCGATAATCGATGCTCTAAACGCCCGTTCACCGTTCACCCGGGGCGTTCACCTTTTCTCGCCGCTGCCAGTAGCGCGATGCTGGGCGTCCGCCTACCCGCAGCGAAGCGGCCCAGGAAGGACCCGTCAAGTGCCAACCAGGGCTGTTTTTTTGGGGGGAGATTGGCACTTTATTTTTGCGTAGTGCTGAGGGTCTGCTGAGGGTCTGCGAAAACCATCAGCAGCGGAACCCGTTGCCGCACAAAGGCCCGCCGATGGTTGCTGAGGGTTGCTGAGGGTGTTTGGGTGCAGGCTGCGGCCGCGGCGTGTCCCCAGCCTGCACCCGCTTGGCAGATTGTTTAACAGATAGGGGTTACGCGTGGGACCGTCTGCTGGGCGCCCCGCGCAGCTTGCCGAATTACGAATGCACGGTAGGCGTAATACTGTAATGACACGGCCGCCGCCCCCTCCGTGGAGCGGCGGCCGTCCTCGTTCACCGCCGGGTCCAGTCGACGGCTACTTGAGCGCCAGCAGCTTCGCCTCGAGGTCCGACTCCTCCGTCTTCGTGGCCAGATCCTGCAGCGCCACTCGGTGGGCGTTGATCAACAGGGCCAGCTCCTTGGCCTCGCCCGGGTCCACCGAATCCGGAGTCTCGGTCTGCGACACCAGCAGGGCGTAGGCCACCCAGGCCTCGCCCGTTCGCGCGACCACCGCTAGCTCCGCGTAGAACCCCTGCATGGCCTGCAGGGTCGGCTGGTTGCGGTCCAGGAAGTCGTCGGCTTCCTCCCCACCCTCCTGCACGCGCTGCTCGACGTTGTCCAGGAACGCGTCCACCTCGGGGCTCATCTCCCGCGCCGCCTTCACGAACGGCAGGAGTTTCACGCCGATGCCGACCGCCACTTTGACGACTCCGAACGCCTTCGCGAAGATGCTGCCGATACTGCCCAGGAAATTCATTGGTCCTTCTCCATCTCGCTGGGGGCGCCGTCCGGGGAATCCGTCGCCTCCGTTTCAGCCGCCGGCGTGGTGCCGGGGCTCACCGGGGGAGGCGTTTGGCCTGCCCCCGAATTCGACGCCTTCAGCTTCTGCCGGTGCACGTAGCTGTTGGCCCCAATCACCAAAGTCACGATCGTGCCCTGTAGGATGAGGATCTCCTTGCGGGAGGCCTCCGATATCGCGGGCGCCCACATGAAGGCCGCCCAGGCCAGGGTGTAGGCGAGGATGCCGAACGAAACCTTGCGCCATCCGATCACGCCGTGCCTCCCTGCGTGCGCAGCTTCGCCGCCCACGCGTCCCGGGCCAGCAGGACCTTGTCCACGTACGCCTGGTTCTCGAAGCCGCCAGCGGGCCCTGGGCGCGGGCTGCCGGCGTTGTAGGCCGCTATCGCCCGGTCGACGGTGCCCCACCGGCGGAGGCACTTGGCCAGGTAGAGGCAGCCATGCCGGATGCCGGTCGCCGGGTCGAGCAGCTCGGTGTGGAATTCGCCGGCGAACCCACATTCCCGGGCCACACCACCCATGACCTGCATAAGGCCCCAACTCGCCTGCTGTCCCCACCACTCAGCGTCGCGTGGGACGTTTGGTGGCGCCGGGAAGTCATCCGGAGGGGTCTCGCTCCTGATCTCCGGCGGCGTCAACGCGCGGAACGGCCGGCCGCGCTTGACGTCCCACAGGTACCGGTACGGGGGCTCGGGATTCCAGGCGGCCGGCCGGCCCGAGGACTCGGTCTGGATCACGCCCAGGACCAGGTCGACAGGGAGGAGAGCCACAGAGGCCTCGGCTTCGGCAATCTTCTGGATCGCCGCCCAGTCAGACATCACGCGCCTCGTGCTCATGCACTCCAACGTGCGCAGCAACCGTCAGCTCGAACTTCCGCAACCGCTCCTCGAGCTTTTCGAGAATGCCAGACATGCGGGCGTTAGCCTCGCTGAGCTTTTCGAGGCGTGTCTGCAGGCGTAGGACGAAGACGATCACGCCAGCGATCGTCACCAGGAAGTCCAGGCGGATGGTGGGGTCGAAGTTCATCGGGCCTCCTTGCAAGTTGGGCGATCCTCTCGGCTGCGGCTACGGCTTCTGGACGTAAGTCCCGCACGGCGTGGTGACGCCGTATTCGAGCTGGAACCCGGCGCAGTACATCACGTTGTTTTCCGCCGGCGTGGTCGAGCACGGGTCGAAGCGAATGCTGACCTGAGCAGTGTTCACGATCTGCGACAGGTCTTTATACATCCAGATCTGATACCACCCGTCTCCCAGGGCAATCAGCCCTGACGCGCCGACGCCGGCAGCTGCTGTGATCGTTGGCGTCGTGGTCCAGTTGATGCCGATGTCGGTGGTCGTGCCGATGTCGGTGGAGTACAGCCGCAAGTTGGTACGGTCGTTCGTAGCCAGATTGCCGTTCTTGACGAACGCAGAGATGACCACATGGTCGGCGGTGACGAGGTTGAGCGTCGAAGTGGTGCTGAGCATATACGCGCCAGCGATCACGTCGGCCGTGCCGGTGAAGGAGGTAGCGCTCGTACCGCCCCAGGGGTCGGCTTGCGATGCGGCCAGCGTCCAGTAGACTGGCGCCGCGCTCTTGTACCAGTAGGTGTTGTTGGTGAACCGGTACGAATCGACCAGGTTGTTACCGCAGTCGCTCAGCGTGTAGGTGTATTTCAGGTGCGAGAAAATCGCGTCGGCAACCTGATGGCTGCCCCACAGGTACGGGTGCAGGAAGTTCGTGCCTTGGATCTCGTTGATCGACGCAGTACGGACCGAACTCGCGTTCGACGTGTCATTGGGGTACGCCAGTACAGGGTCCATCCACAGCCCGCCATAGCAGATGTCGACGTGCCGGTCATAGGCTCCGCCGTCGAACTCGCGGATCATGGCCTTGGCAATCGCCCGCATCGACTTCTGATAATTGACGTAGGCGCCGTTGTCCGCCCCGCCATAGTTATTTCCATAGGCAGACATCAGTGCCGACGGGGCGGGCATGATGTTGAACACGATGTGTGCGTTGGGGAATCCGTAGGTGGCATTCTGGAGCGTGTCGACGAACGCCTTGGCAAGCTGCACGACGGCTGTGTCCACGTCGGCGGCAGACATCGCCCGGTCTTTCGTGCCGGTAGCGAATCCGAAGGCCGTGTTTCCGCCAAGGTTGACCACGACCATCTCGATAGGGCCATAGATCGAATTGCGCGTCAGGTACGATTTGAAGTTGAGCCGCCCGGTGTCCCAGAACGGTCCGCTCGGGTTGGTAACAAAGAAATTCCAGTCCTTGCCAGCGTGCGATTCGTGGTTGTATCCGTCCGTCGATTGCGTACCGATCGGGACGATGTTCCCTCCGCCCTGAGTCGAGAACAGCGAATCGACCTCGGCGATGATCGTGGTCCCCGACGCATCGAAGAACGAGTCGCCGACGAACAGCACCTTCTGCCGACCGATGCCGCTGGTAATGGTGATGGGCTTGATAATGGTCGATACCGACTCGACGGCCTTGCCGCTGTAGTCGTAGGCCGTGATCGCCAGTGACGATGTAGAGTCCGCGCTCGCCGGAGTCCAGCGATACCCACGGTTACGCAGCACGCCAATGCGGCTCTGGAAATCGTAGACCCACGGGAACCCGCCGGCAATCGCCGTCGCCGTCGTTGCCGTGTTGCTGCTGAGCGCAGGCGGGACCAGTGTTGACAGGTGTTCGGCGTAGATGTTCAACTGCCGCGTGGTGGCCACGTAGATCGTGTCGGGCAGGACCATGCCGGGCTTGGCTCCGGCGCCGCCAGCCCCACCAGTGAAGAGTCCGTCAGCCGCGGCAACCCCAGCCACGGCCATGAATGCCGCGATCGCCGCGACCAGGATCATCTTTTTCATCGTCGTATTCCTTTCGTGTCAGTGGGCGCCCACCGTCTAGTCTTCGGGGCGAATGATAAGTTCGGAACCGCTCTCCCAGGTCACCGAGGTCGAGTCGTAGTTGGCCGCGCGCGGAATCCAGAACGATCCAGCCGTCAGCCGGTAGACCCGGGTTTCGCTCGCACGAACGGCTCCCCGCGGATAACCGCCAGCGTTCTCCGCGCGGCGGTAGATGGTCATCCAACCCGTGCCGTCGCACTGGCAGCTGTAGCTCGCCGGGCCACGCCCGGCCTTTTCCAGGTGCAGGCGGGTGCCACCGTCAGCGGTGATCACGATGTCGGACCCGGGGACGGCCGACGCCACCGGCGGCAAGCAGATCGCCACCAGCACCAGAATGATCAGAATCTTGGCCAGTTTCATTTCGACTCTCCTTGTCAGGGTGAAACCATCGGGTACTCGGCAACCACCTGGCCGCGGATCACCTGCAGGGCGTCCGCAGCCGTCGAATCGCTCTCCATCGTCTTCTGCCACAGCGCCTCGATCATGGCCTCAGGAGTGACGCCTCGCTCGGCATTCACGATCTTGCGCAGCTCGACCGTGACCGAAGAGGCGATCTCAGCCTCAATCACCGCGATCTCGGCTTCGATCTGCGGGTCCGTGGGCTGCACCAGGACCTCGTCCAACCAGGTCAGGCCGGACAGCTCGTCGCCTTCCTGGGTGAACGCCGCGCCCGGCCGCAGCCGCAGGACGGCCTGGGTGATCAGGATGCAGTTCATCATGCACCTCCGATTTCGAGAGCGACCAGCGAGCACACACCCAGCATGTCATAGGTGGCCCCGAGGTATGAGTACCCGGAGTTAAGGATCACCGGGTAGGTTCCGGAATCAGCCCGCAGCGCGATCTGGTACGTGACCGTGGCACCTGGCGTGCCCGCGTCGTAGATCGCCATGGACTGCGTGAGGGGAACCCGAGAGTTGTAGGCGTAGAGGTTCCCGTGGGCCTTTTCGTAGGCTCCGGCCGTCAGTCCAAGAGGCGAGCCCTCGCGATGGATGCGCCAGAAACCATGTCCCTGGCACGAGCCGCACATGCTCGCGATGACAAGGAACCGGCTGGACGCACGCTGCGGGGTGATCACCAACCTGAGCGTCGCCGTGAGCACCCCCCACGATGTCGAGGCGTACGTTGCCCCCGCGTTGTGCTCGGTGTGGTGCACACCGATGATCCCCGCCGTGTCCAGCAGGGAACCGTCGGGGCATGTGAACCCATGCAGCAGGGCCTTGAGGCCGCCATTGACCTTCAGGTGGTCGGCCGCCCCCGCGGTGGCGCTCGTCCCGACTTCGATAGCGCCCGTGGTGCGGTTGATCGTCATGCCCAGGTCGGGGCGGAACGTGCTGGCCACCTCTGGGCCCACCCGCAGCGTCGCGCCCGATCCGGCGGCCGCCGGGTCCAGCTGCCACTCGCCACCGCTGGCCCCCAGCCGCAGCAGCTTCCGGCCGGCCACGTTCTCGAGGACCGTCAGCACGTCCGGGATCGTCGTGTCCGCCGTCAGCGACATCGGCAGCGTGATCCACGCGGTGTCCGCCTGGTTGCGGATCTTCAGCCGGTTGGTCGTCAGGTCCGCCCAGATCATGAATGGCGAGGTGTCGGTGGGCGCCGTCGCTCCAGAGTTCGCCGAGAACAGGGCCGCCAGCAGCGCGTTCATGTCGGCTCGCACCACCGCACCGGCCGCGTTCTGGACCTCGAGATTCGTTACCTGGCTCATGCCACCTCCCGGGCGGTGACCGTCAGTTGGGCCACGCCGATGTTGTAGGCCGCCCCCGTGCTATGCAGCACGAGCTTGAACTTGAATTGCTGGGCGACGAAGTCCGCCGCCGTCAGCCGGACCCAGGGGCGCCACGCGGCAGCCACCGAGTCGTAGGCAGACACCCAGACGACCGCGCCGGCCGCTCCGTTCACCGCGCCGTCGAAGTCCGGCCAGCTGTCGATCAGCTCGACCCGGGCGTCGATTTCGTCCTGGGCGTTATAGGCCGTGGCGTCCAGTTCGGCGACCAGCTGCACCCGCTTCTCGCTGGCCAGGGTGAGGCCGCCGGTGGATTCCCAGACGCCGTCGAGCTCAACGACCGACCCTGAGACCTGCTCGAGACGCAGGACGCCCTCGGAGACCTCGGTACCCGTGTGAGTGCCGGTCCATGCGGCGCCGCCGGTCCAGGTACCGACCGACACGAGTTCCCACAGGCCGGGGGCGTCGGTCTCGATGCTGGCCGCGGTGGTCGACTCGATTCCGGAAGAGTCGACAGCCTTCACCATGTAGGTGCCGGCCAGAAGCGGCAGGAAAACGTGGGTGGCTATGCCTGGCACGGACGGGCCGATGTCGGTCCCGTCGTCCCAGGTGGGCGTAGGGTTGCTGGCTGGCACGTAGCGCACGCGGAAGCTGCCGCCCGACCGAACGTCGAGATCGGGGCTCGGGTCCCACGTGAGCAGCGCCAGGAACGTGTGGGCCGTCAGGGCGAGGTTACCGGGCACCGCCGGCGGCGTCAGAAGACCCTGGATCTCGATGCTGGCCACCGGGGAGTACGTCGACTTGACCCCCAGCGAGTTGACCGCCTGGACCCGGAGCAGCCACTGGCCGGGCTGGATGTCCAGGATCTCAGCCTCAGGAGCGGCCGTGCGCGCAATGATCATCCAGTCGGGCGCCGTGGGGCTCTGGGCCTCGAGGCGGTATTCGACGACGTACGGGTCGGACGGCGCGTCCCAGGTCACCAGGGCCCGGGCCTTCACGCCGGCGCCGTTGCGGGTCGAGTACAGCTCCTCGAGCACCTGCGGCACGCCAGGTGTCAGGACCACCCCCGCGCTGGGCAGGTTGGTGTTGGGCGCGGTGTCGTACGTGGGGATCGTTCCCCAGTCGTAGACGCTGTCCGCGTACTCACGCACCGACACCGCCACGTCGCCCTGCTGGCGCATGGCCATGGACATCACGCGGAACTTCTTGGCCGACCAGCCCGGCCTGCCGTGGGTGATCGTGACCACGTCACCGGGGAGCACCCTGAACCCCTCTGGCATGGCGGCGAACTGGGCGGTGATCGGCTGGCGGCTCTGATTCAGGGCGATCGCCGCGTGCCGGTAGGCCTCGGGCTTGGAATTCGTGAACTCCAGGGGAATGGTCTGCTCGAGCAGCAGGCCCCGGTCCAGGGCGCGCAGATCCTCGCTGTCGGCAACCGCGAAGTCGCTGCGGTAGTCCTGGGCGGGGTCGAAGAACTGCCCCTTCACCCGATTGGCGTACGTCTTCTTGTCGCCCAGACTGATGGACCAGGCGCCCGTGATGTTGTCCTCGTTGAACTCGAAAGCGGCCGTCGCCGGGGCGTCGAGGATCAGCCGGTACTTCCCGCCGGCGAACAGCAGCCAGCCGCGGCAGGCGGTCAGCAGCAGCCGCATGTTGTCCAGGGCCGTGCGGTCGGTGGAAACGGCCCCGTTCGCCGTCCAGCGGACTTCCCCGGTCTCCGCGTCGATGACCTGGTCACAGTAGTTGGCGGCCGTGACGAAGCTGTCCTCATGGACCTCAGCCGCCGGCACGCCGCGGCCGTACCGCGCGTTGGTCAGGTAGTCATAGACGGCCAGTGCCGGATTGGTGCTGTACCCGGTGGTATCGTCGCGCACATCGAAGAGCTTGCGGCCCTTGACGTCGAAGGTGGCCACGGGCACCCCGCGCGGGAAGATGCTCTCGCTATACGCGTACCGGATATAGGCATAGGCTACCCCGGCCAGACGGTGGTCTGCCGACCACTGGTCTGAGTTGGCCACGAGATCGGGATCGGCGACCTGGTCATCGGCGCCGGTGTGCCGGTGGATCTCGACCAGACCGGCGTACTGGGCGGCGCCCGACTCGAGAACGCGCGCGGTGGCAGTCGAAGTGAACGGGCTGGTACCTTCGCCAGTCAACATGAGGTGGATCTTATAGATCAGCTCCCAGCCGTTCTCCTCCGTCGGCTCCTGCTCAACGTCTTCGGTCACCCGATAATCGCCCTCGTCGGCGACGATGTGGGTGTCCATCATCATGGCCCGCGCTGACGCGTAGCTGCTCAGGTTGTAGGGCGCGCAGGTGACCGTCCAACTCTCAGAGCCAGCAGGCTCCCCGTTGTCGCGCGTGAGCTCGAGCGTGCCCCCATAGGTGGCGTTAGCCCATGTGACCAGATCGGCCCAGCTGCCTGTGTAGGTCCCGGAGACGCTGCCTGATTCTGCCACGTTCACCCGGACGCGTACCCACCGGGCTCCGTTTCCGGAAAGCTCGAACGGCGTCAGCGTCTCGCCCACCTTCTCGGCGACCAGCTCGTTGTCCAGGTAGACGTTCCCGATCTCCTCGATCTCGCCCTCGCAGATCGCGTAGACCACGTCGAGGTACTTGTTCTCGGAGCCGTTGACCTCGGCGAAAACGACGGTGCCACCCATGCGGCGGGCGCCGTAGACCACAGGGATCGGGGCGGTATTGCTGGGCTCGTTGGTAAGCCATGAGTCTGGCTTTTCGAGGCGCGGCGAGGCGCTCGCTCCACCGAGAATGAGCGAACCAAGCTGGGCAACGCCCCAGGCAACAATCGCAGACACAAGAGCCGTCGCCCCAAGTTGCGTGGCGCCCCAAGCCGCAGCCGCTGCCGCCGCTGAGATGATCACCGGGGGCATCAGCAGTACCTCATGGTCAGCGCCGTCTTCGGCATGTACATCATCGGCCGCACGTCGAGGCCTCGACCCGGCCAGATCGACGCGAAGTTGGTGCCGCCGCAGACGTGACCGCGCCTCCACGGCTCGCCGGGGTCGTCGACCAGGAGCACGTCTCCAGGCTGGGCGAAGCGTGCACCGCCGGGAACTTCCATCAGGCCGGCATCGAGGCACACCCGAAACAGCGTCCGGCCATGTGTCTCCTGGAACGCGCGGGCCGACTCCAAGTCGGAGTACTTGCCCTGGTACTGGCTCAGGTAATCGGTGCCAGCCATGCGGTCGAGCCACGCCAGGACGAAGGTGTTGCAGTCCCACGAGCCCCAACCGAAGCGCACGTTGGCGGCCTGCAGCTCGTTGCAGAACTGCACGAAGGCCACGGCCCTGTCACGTTCGCGGATCGTCATCACGACCTCCCCCACGGAAGGGCGTCGAAGATCTGGCCGGCGAACTCAAATCCACGGTCACCCGGAAACCACAGTTGTTGGGTCTCGTGGTTGGTCAGCCGGCCCGGGCTGCGCTCGAAGTCAACCCAGATGCTCGTGACGGAGACTGAGATCGTGCTGGTGCCCTGGTCGGGGTCCTCCGAGATGACCGGCAAGTTCATGCGGCCCTCGAAATAGGGCTCCACGCTCGAGATCAGGCCGGTCGTGCCATTCAGGTACGCGCGGCGCACGATCAGCGTGCGGTCGAGGTAGTTCTCCTGCAGCAGCAGCGACGTCATGGCCTGGTCGACACCCGAGAAGGCAATGGTCATCTCGGGCACCAGCAGCGACGCGTGCTCTTCGATGTCGCCGATCTGCAGCAGATTGCCGCCCCGCAGGTACGTGATCCCGTTGTAGACCAGGTCGCGGAAGGCGTCGGTCAGGTACAGCGTGCCGGTGGGCGCGTCGAACTGCACTTCGACCAGGTGCGCCTGGTGAATGGCATCGGCGGCCAGCGAGAATGCCGTGGCCGACTGCACGCCCCTGGTCATAGGACCTCCAGCAGGCGCACGGTGGGCCGCACCCAGATGTTCTCGTCCCACTCCATGGCCATCTCTTCGTCGACCAGCGTGACCAGGAAGGGAACGTCTTCGACCTGCACGACCTCCGCCGGCGTGGGGACCACGAGCAGGCCCGGCTCGATCGTCAGCTTCGTCAGCCCGAACCCGTCAGACGACGCGTCTTCGACGACGGTGTAGACCTTCGAATGGCCCGCGAACTTGATGAAGTCGCCGGCGCGCAGGACAGATGCCTGGCTGGCCAGCCACCCCTCGAGGTGCACCGTGGTTCCGCTTTCGAAGACGACTGACGGGGAGGCCTCGGCCGTGCGTGCCAGATAGTGACCCGGCTTCGTGCGGAGGGTCTCCAGATGGGCGCCCCACATGAACGTGCCCTCGGCTGGCGGAGGCGGGCCCTCGGTTTCGGCGTGCGGGTACAGATACACCGACAGGTTATGACCAGTCAGGCCGCGGCTTGCTACATCGAGCATGACCCACATGCGATACCAGCCGTCAACGTCGGGCTCGACGCCCTTGTCATCTCCGGTTCCGGAGACGACGGTGGCGACCCCGGCAGCATCGAAGTTGGCATAGCAGGTGTAGCTGATGTTGTCCGTCGCGTCGTGAATGTTGATGCCGATCTTGGACGCGGTGTCCTTCTTCACGAACATCGAGAACACGTACTGAGTCGCCGTGGCCACGATGTAGGGAGATCTGAGCGCGCCCGCGTACGTCAGGTTTCCGGCCGGTGTCCCCCAGCTTTGCGCTGAGCTCCCGTCGGGCGCCGTGCCGTACTTCATGATGGCAAGCGGGAGGTCCGGAGCCACGTAGGACGACTTCACCCACCACGAAGAGAAGTTTGAACTGTATGCGATCGCGTTCGTGCGCAGTGATACACGAGGACCTGCCGCGCGGATGGCGGCCGCCGACCAGGTGCGCAGGTAGCCGGGCACCGTCAGTGACCCGAGAGCTGTCTGAGCTCCCCAGACATGTACCCCCGCGGTCACTCCCGGCTGGTTGATGCGCGGGAAGACGTGGAGATAGAACAGGTGGCTCGCTGGGTCCCAGTACGACGACAGGTCGATCGCAATCGAGAGGCGGTACCAACCGCCGCCGACGCTCTCGATGGCGTAGGAACTCAGCAGCGCCTGGCTGGCCATCGTCGGCACACCAGCGGCCCAATTGACGGAGAGGATATGCGAGGTTGCTGTCGTCTCGTTGTAGAGCCTGAGCCCACTGCGCGTCGCCGCACCCGAACTCGGCGCCTTCATGTAGACCGAGGCCGAGACAGTTCCCGTCAGCTGGCCCGTCGTGAACGCCTGCCTGATGTACGGCCACGACTCGACACTGGCCGACGTCATGCTCCACAGCTGCCCGGTGGTCTTCCCGTCAGGCGCCACCACTGCAGTACCCAGGGCCGTATTGGCGGCCTCGGAGTACGCCCACGGGCTGAGGTCGAGCCGCTCCGACCACTTCACCAGGTTGCTGGACGCAAGCTCAGCCGCGTCAAGCCCAAGCCCCATTGGGACCGCGTGCGTATGCGGAACATAGTCGAATTGCCCAACCGGCCCCTTCTGCTTCATCAGGAAGCCGTGGATGGGCGAAAACTCCTGCCTGGTCTGCGGCGGGTACTGCAGCTCGAGCTCGAAGAACTGCGCGTTCTGGGTGACAGCCTTCCGGTGCCGGCTATGCGCCGCCATCACGAAAGCCGGAGCCGTGCTCTTGATGGCGATCGACGCGGGCTTCGGCGTTGCCGGAAACGTGGCCATTGCTACCCCAGCGGGCCGGAGCGGCCGGCGCGGTTATAGGCCTTCTGCACCAGACCCAGGATCGTCGCCTCGTTGTTACGGATCACCTTCACGGCGCCCGCCGTATCGATGGCGTTGATGTTGATCGTGACCCCAACAGCCGCGCTCTTGTTCGGAGACGGCGGGCCAAGCGGGCCTCCGGGGCTGCCAGCGGCCGGTGTGGTCGAACCGGAAGCGCCGGCGCTGATCGACGCAATCAGCGGGTCGATCACGGCGTACTGCAGGATCGCGTCAGCAATGCGGTCGGCGACCTGTTCCGCGTAGGCGGCCAGGCCCTCGAGGTCGGACTTCGCGCCAGATACCATGGAGCCAAGCGCCTGGCCGAAGCTCCGCGCGGCCTCGCTGCCCACCTGGTCGATGAGCGACAGGCTGCTTTCGGTGGCGCCGGAAGCCTCACGAACCTGCTGCTGGTAATCGTCCCAGTACTGAGCCTGGGCCCTGGCGTAGGTCTCCATGGAGATCGCCGTGGCGGCCAGCATCTCGTCGAGTCTGGCCACCGAGGCCTGGTACTGCTGCAGGGGGCTCTGCATCTCGGTGGTGATGGCCCGGCCCTGCTCCATCAGCTCATTGAGGCGCTGCTGCTCCGGGGACGCGGCGACGATGGCCGCCTTCAGCTTGGTCATCGCCTTGGCGTGCTCGTCGGTCGTCAGGAGGCCGGCCGACAGCAGCTCGTTGTACAGGACCTCTTCGGCGTTGAAGCGGTCGGTGGCCGTCATCAAGCTCTCACGCACCCGGGTCGCTTCACGCTCGGCGTCCGTCAGCTGCTCCCGGCGGGCCGGCGCCGTGCCGCCCTTGCCCGTTTTGCCGCCGTCACCGTCAGGGTCGTCTCCGTCACCCGTGTAGAAATTGCGTATGGCCTCGGAGCGGGCGATGTCGGCCTTGGTGCGCTCGATCTCCTTGCGCAGGGCGGCCAGCTCGGTGCGGGCGTCGTTGGCCGCGGCGCCGGCCTGCATCAGATCGTCGTGCTCCGGAGGGGTCCACGCGCGGCCGCCCATGATGCCGCTGTCCATGACCGGCCGGCTGGCTGCTGCCGTGCGGCGCTGCTCGAGTTCCGCATTCGTGGCAGCAACGGCCGCCAGCAGCTCCTGTTCCTTGCGCGCCATCTCCTCAAGAGCCAGCCCAGCGGGCAGCGTGCGCATGTTGCCAAGGAACATGCGGAATTCCTCGTCGAGCCCTGTGATCGCGCGCATGACGTGGCCCGACATAGCCTCTGCGAGAAGCGTCAGCCCAGGGAGAGCCTCGGCGGCGATGGCGTCCTTCGTCGACCGGAGCGATCGATTCAGCCTATCCTGGGCGTCCTTGTACCTGTCGCCGAGGACGGTCATTTCTTCGTAGCGCGCACCCAGTGCATAGCCCTCGGCGATGTTCTCGCGGAAGCCGTCCGAGCCGTCCTTCAGCATGTTGATCATGGTGTGCCCGGACTTGCCGAACAGACCTCTCGACACGGCCACGGCCTGCTCAGCAGACCCCAGCCGCCCCATGCCGTCGGCAATCTCCGCCATGACCGTGGTGGCCGACTTCATGCGGCCGGAGGTGTCATTGATCTCGACGCCGAGAGTCTTGAACAGTTCGGCAGCCGGGCTGGTTTTATCCTGGGCGGCCGTCATCTGCGTCATCAGCGTCTTCAGGGAGACGGAAAGCTCCTCCGTCGATACCCCGGTCTTGCCGGCCGCGTACTCGAGCGTGTCGAGTTCCTCGGATAACATGCCGAAGTTCCCCGCGCGCTCCCGCAGGTCGTCGAACGACGCGGCCGTTTCATTCACTTCGCGGGTAATCATCGCCGCCGTGGCACCCAGGCCCACGGCACCAAGAGCCGCGCCGAGCCCACCACGCCGCGTGATGTCGTTGATCACCCGGTCAAAGCCGCGTGCGTTCTGGGTGGCGGTGGCAAATGCGGCCTTCGTGCGGTCGTCCGCCTCGATGGTCCACTTGCTCTTAACGTTGGCCACCGAGCCCTCCCTTGATGAACGCAACCCAGCCCATGAACTCCGCTGCCGGCATCCGGCCGATCTCCTTCAACGGCAGCCTCAGGTACCCCGCTACGAGGAACCTCAGTTGTTGCCCACCACCCCCCCTTAGCGTTTTAACGCGGACTCGTAATCCATCGACGGCGGCGGCAGCGCGCGCGTGATCAGGTTCGAGAGATCCACCAGGTCGTCGGAGCACGTCTCCTTGCGGATGCGCGCTCGGTGGCCGGCCTGGAAGATCCGCTTGCCCTCCGCCGTCTTGGCGCGCTGGATCAGAAGCTCGATGTGACCCGAAAGGCCACCGGCCGCCGAGGCCCGCGCAATCGCGTCCTGCTCTTCGACGCTGACCGGGAACACGTAGAACGTGAACGGCTCCCCGGTATCGGGGCTCTTCCAGCGGTCGAAGGTGACCTGCTGGGGCTTCTGGGCCATGGCATCGGCGAACGATGCCACGGCCCAGTCGAGCGGGTGACTGGCGGGCGTGCTCACGGCGCCACCACACCCTCAGTCAGGAAATTCTTGTAGGTGATCGCGCGACCGCAGATGTCGTCCTGGTCCATCGTGACCTGGACGGACTCCACGAAGATCGAACCCGTCAGCTTTCCCTTGCCGGACGTGATGCCGCTCGGGTACAGCACAACGGCCAGCTCGGAGCCGACCGCGAGGGCCACCTGGCCATTGGTGTCGCTCGGGTCCCAGTGGAATTCCATCTGGCCCTGGCCGTCTTTCTTCCCGGCCTTCCGCGTCCGGTACTCGTCGCCAGCAGCGCTGTCGTCGGCCGACTCCGCGCTGTTCGTGTGCTGGAAGCTCTTCACTTCAGCGACAGTGTTGGCGCCGAGGTGGACTTCCCCCTCATTTCCGTGAAACGTACCCATGCGGTCCTCCTAATCGACCAGTGTGGTCGGGTTCGTGGCGTTCACCCGGTACAGGATCAGCCACGTCTGGGTGAGCACGCCGACGGCGAGGTCCAGCTCGTCGCGCGCGTACTCCATTGGCAGCAATCGCGTCAGCTTCGCCGTGCCGTTGAGCGTCGGATCGGCGGCCAGCGCCGCCTCGATGTCGCCGGCCAGGTCATCCAGGGTGTTCGAGACCCCGATCGAGGGGCATCGCACCTGAATCTTGATCGTCAGCTCGTGCTCTCGGAACTGCACCGGCCAGCTGCCGGTGTCGATACCTGACGGGGCGTCCGTGGTGGTCTCGATGTCCACGGCCGGCACGGAGGCCTCGTCGACCGGGATAGCGGGCGAGATGCGGACCGTCGCCGTCGTGGCCGCGTCGATCAGCGCGGCGATCCGCTTCCGTTGCTTGGTGCGCAGGTGCTCCGCCATCACTTGCCCCCCAATACCTGGCGAGTGGTCATCGCCCTGATGCGCCACGCCACCTGCTGCTCGAAGCGCCGCAGCATGAATCCGCGGGCGAAGTGCTGATAGAGCGAGCCCAACTGGTGGGTCTCCTTCAGATGCACCTTGAGGATCTTCAGCGGGTACCGCTCTTTGCTGGTGCGCCGGAACCCATGCTCTCTGTCGTTCATCGACGAGCTGGCCAGAAAGCCCCCCGGGAAGAAGTGGGCGCCTGCCCGGATGCCCTTCTGCGTGACCATGCGGCCGGTGCGCGTCCGGCCCTTTCCGGTCATGCCCTTCAGATAGTTCTCGCGCACTTTCTTGGCCCCGAGCCGCGGCAGCGACACGCCGCGGTGGTAGTAGGACAGCGACGCCCGCAGGCGCCCGACCCGCGCCGCTGCCGGCGAGGAGTAGACCTGCTCGTTGACGACCTTGACCGGGACTCTGGACGCCACCGAGATCCGCCGCTTCCCCTGCGTCCGCGCGCGCGCCGCCGTCCGGTTGAGGGCGTCGGCCGCGGCCGGGTAGATCACACGCTTCGGGATCGCCTTCAGCTGCGAGTTGACGTAGTCGCCGAAGGACCGGCCGCTGCCATCGGGCGCACGCGTCGTGATCCTCACGGATACGAAACCACTCGATGCCGGGGCCCCGGTGTACCTCATGCCCTCTCCAGAATGATGCGCGAGACCCCGGAGCTGTCCGGTTGCTCGTCGATCACCTTGAAACTGCCGTGCACGGGGACCACGACCGTGGTACCACGTGCGAGGCCCGAGACGTCAGCCGACCGGCAGCACAGCGTCGGCCTGGTGCCGGGCACGCCCAGCGCCTCGGCGTAGCCACCGTCGAAGATCCCGTTGACCGTCGCGGCGCCGATGGTCACGGCAACCCCGAAGTCGGCGGGATCGAAGAACGCGGCCAGGTCGTCTGACGTCTCGATGGCCATCTACTTGCCGGCCTTCTTGCCGCCTTCGCCGCCGACTTCACTCGGTTCGGCCCTCGCGCTCAACAGCGCGATGACGTTCTTGTTCATCTCCAGGATGGCGTTCAGAACCTCGCGGTTGCTGACCGGCTTCAGCTGCTCGCGTCTCGCCGCACGCGCCGACTTGACTGCCTTGTGATCGGCGACCGCCTTCGCGACGTACTCGGCTGCGTTTCCGCTGCCGTCGCCAATGATCGCGTACCCGCGCTGCACCAGGCGATGGGCGTCGCTCTCGGGCAAGTCACCCGGGACAGAAAGCTGTTCGCCGGGCTCCTTGTCGACGCCGGTCACCTTGGCCTGCTTGACCAGGGTGACCATCGTGATCTTCTCGCGCTTCGTCTGAATCATCTCTGCCTCCTCCGGACAGGCCGGATCAATTGGGTTGTTGGGGCCGCCCCCGCAGGGCGGCCCCATGATCACGCCACCTGACTAGCAGAGGGCGTCGAGCATGGCCGAGAAGCTCTCGGCGTGCCGGACCGCGAACCACATGTCCTGCATCGCGTACAGGCGGATGCCGCCGGACGCGCCGTTCGTGACCTCGTCGACCTTGATATCCAGCCCGCCCCACAGGAACAGGATGGAGTCGGCGCAGTTGCCGAACAGCAGACCGGAGCAGACACCGTTCGACGTGCCCTTCGTGAGCGTGTTCGGCATCTGGGTCGTGGTGCGCACCGGATAGCCATTGAGCTCGTTGCCCTCGCCCATGATGAACTGCGCCGTGCCCGAGGCCTTCTCGGTCGTCTTCAGGAAGCCCTTCACCTTCGGCGAGAAGATGTAGGCCGGCCCGCCGAGCAGCGCGTTGTCCTGGTCAACCTCGGTCTCGAGGTCGACGACGTCCGTCCAGTCCGGAGCCGCGCCGTTGTCGCCGCCGACCACCGAGCCGATGCCGGTGGTGTACAGCAGACCGTACAGGCCGGTGACCGGAGCATTGGCCGCCAGGCCGATCGCGTCGAACTTCGAGCCCATGCCCAGCACGAGATCCTGGCGCGTCAGGCCCTCGACCGCGGGGCTGCTCTGCATGAGCATCCGCCGCGTGATGTCGACCATGGCGCCGACGGTCGTCGGGCTGGCCGTGATGTTGTCGAACGTCGGCGTCGACTCGGTCACGGTGCCGGACTCGTTGTTGAACACGTAGAACGTCGCCCCGGTCGCCCGGCGCGGGATCTCGACGTTTCCGGTCAGACCGTCCAGGACCGTCATGCCCAGGCCGGCCAGCACCGAGGCCGGGCGCAGCATCTCGATGAAGCTGCCGGCCAGGTGGTCCGTGCCGACGAGCTTAGCGCCCGAGGCGTTGATCACGCCGCCGGCGGCGACGCCGATGTCGCGCTTGTACGCCAGCACGTCGTACGGGACCATGAAGCCCTGCGCCGAGCGACCGGAGTGCTTCACCGCGGCGGCATGCACCTCGCGCTCGAAGCCGGCCTTCGACCAGTCCTTGTTGACCGAGGCCTCGATGGCGCGGAAGATCGAGTACTTCTCGATGTCCCCGGTCGTCATGCCGATCTTGGTCTCCTCGCGCATCTCCTCGTGGGTGACCTTGCGAGCCTTGCCCATCTCGACCAGCAGCTCGTTCCGGAACGTCCCGAGATCGGTACCGTCCTCGACGTGCCGCTGCGCGAACGCCTCCTGGCCGAACTCCTTGCCCATCTTCCGGATCTCGGTAGCGCGGCTGCGCTCCTCGGCGAGGATTTCTTCGCGGTCCTTCGTTTCCACGCTCATGCGTCTCTCCTCCTTGAGGGGTACTTCGGCCGGCAGTTCAGTGCCGAACGAGCGGTTGACTCCGACCTTTTCGTTTGCGTCCGCAGCAATCGGGACGATCGAGTTTTCGAGCGGTTCCCAGTCGACGACGCGCAGCTCGAGCCCGCCTCCCGGCAGGTGCGACTCTTTCGCGTCGTAGATCCGGTATCCGACCGACACGTGCCGACGGATGTCGTCCAGCACGTCCTGGAAAATCTCCTGAGCGTACGCGCTTCTCCCGAAGCGCACCCACGACCGGCCCAGCCTGTCGGTGGAGATCTCCGCTTGCTCGACGACGCCGATCTGCTTGTCAGGATCATGCCCAACAAGCAGCGGGGCCCCGTCCTGCATCCTGCCCATCCGTACGCATCCGGGCGAATGGTCGAGAATTTCTTGGCACCAGCCGCGGTCTACCGGCGCCTCGCTGGAAAAGACGATCGGTACCCGGCGGTTCTCGATGTCGATCTCACGCCGGTTCACCCGGAAGTTGCGGTAGACGACGTCGCCCGCACGCACCTCGTGCACCTTGCCCAGGTGGGTGCCGCGATAGAGCAGCTTTCCCTCGTGGGACTGCACCCCGATCTTTGGTCCATCGTGCGGACCGGGCACGGGTGGCGGCGCATCGCCATCGTCAGCTACGTCGTCGGCACCCTCAGCATCCTCCGCTGGATTCTTTGGTGCTCCGATACGCCCGTACGCTTGGCTGGCCGCCTCTCCGATCTCCAGCACGCCAGAGGAGGCGCAGTCATCCACGATGCGCTCGAGCGCCGAAGCGTTTACCAGCACCTGGTCGCCGACAACGCGGGCGAACGGGTAGACGTAGCGTTCCAACGTCTCGGGCTCCGCGTCCTCGTCGACACCGAGAAAGTTGCGGCCGAAGTTGGGCCAGTCGGCGGGATCTCCCAGCAGTGCGCGCGCCTCGGGCTCGCCGAACTCCCAATCCGCAGATTCGTCGACGGCGCCGGACTCGACCAGCACGCTCAGGCGGGCCACTCCCGCACTATTGAGGGCGATCTTCATTGCCACTCCCTTGGCTCTCGTGGTCCTTCGCCAGCATCGCAAGTAGCTGCTCGTTGAGAGCAGGGCTCTGCGGGATGCCGGCCGCATTCATTGCAGCGATCTCTCGCTCGCGCTCCTTGAGCACCTCGAGGAAATCGCGCCCGTTCCGCTTGCGAATGACATCCGTCAGCGTTGTCTGCATCGATTCAACGGCGAGAACGTCGGCCATCACTTCCTTGTGCCGATCCGCGCCCTCCCATGTGCGCGCCTGGAAGCGCACGCTGCGGAACTTCTCGAGCTTCGCCCACGGAACCTCGGTATTGCGGCCCGGGAACTTCAGACGGCCCCTCACCAAAGCGGACTCCAGCCAAATATTGAACAGGGGCCAGCAGAGACCGTCGATCACGTACCGCTGATGCTTCTGGAAGGTGTCGTGTTCGCTCATCTGGCCGATCTTGGCCGACGAGTAGTTCACGCCCTCAAGGTCGTTCCCGAGCTCGAAGTACGGCAGGTCCATGCCTGAACCGAGGTTCTGCAGGAGCCGCTTCTGGAATGGCGCGTACTCGTTATTCGGGTACTGCGGGTCCCAGCTCTTGACGTCCCACCCGGGGGGCAGCTCGCCCATGGAACCGATATCGGCGTCGACGATCCGGTGAACCGGTCCGTCGATGTTGCCAATCGTATCGATGCCCTGATCCTCACCCAGATACCTGCCGCCCGTACCGTCATTCTTCAGCCACGCGATTTTCGAGGCGCCGATTCGCAGCGCAACGAGTGCAGCGTCTTCGGCTCCCTCGAGGTGCGCCAGGCGCAGCAGACAGTTGGCGAGGCGCGGCGTGCCCCGCGTCTCGCCGATCTTCTCGCGGATGAAGCGGTGGAGCATGCCGGCCGCCGGAACCCGCAGGCCAGAACGGCGGCCGGTGTACCCGTACGACAGCAGGCCCTGGTGCGGGTCCGGTTGCGTGATCCAGTAGGCGACCGGGCGCCTGAGCGCGTCGTATTCGATGCCCAGGCGCACATAATTGCCGTTGGCAAACGTGCGGTTGTCCTCGACCTCGAGCAGTTCCGGATCTATCAATTCGACCTGGAACCCCCACGGGCCGAACTCGGGCCCTTGGTGCAGCCGCACCAGGACCTCGCCGTCGCCGATCGTGGCAAGCTCGTACAGGCGAGCCACATCCCAGAACGACATCCCGGTGATTTCGCAGTTTCCTGGCTTGCACCAGTCGCGCCAGCCATGCTCGATCGCTTTATTCGCCTCTTCGTCGGGCTTGCCGTTGTCGTCGACGATCTGGCCGTGCAGGTTGATGCCCTGGCCGATCACGCCCGTGTCGTACAGGGACATGGCGCGCCTGGCGATATCGTTGTTGGCAATCTCGAATCGCGAGCGCGCGCGCAGCGTCCGCAGAGTGCGCAGCGAGATCTGGTCCGGGCTCATCGACACAGACGGCAGTCCAGTGGTCAGGCGGCTCGATTCGGCCGCCTTGTAGAGGCGCACTGCCGCCACCGGTGCCGGGTGCATCGAGGCGCCAGGCGACTTGAAGCCTGGGAGCACTAGCGTCGACCGCATGCTCGCCGACCGCGCCCCTTCGACAACGATGGGAGCGGAAACGGCGTCCGCCGCCCGCGCCTCCGTCGGCGCCACCACGGTAGTGAACGACGCGGGTATCTCTGCGGTGGTCGCGGTTACCGCGCGCTGCTGGCCTAACATCCCAGAAATGCGATCGCGCAGCGCCATCACGCCCCCGTCGTTCGGAAGAGGATCTTCGGTGCGCCCATACCCTTGGCTATCAGCTCGGCGGTCTTCTCGTTGTCGACCATCGCCTGGTAGCGATCGCGCATCACCATCAGCTGCGCCGGCAGCATGCGGCCGACTGCTCGCGAGCCGTTCCCGGTGTCGATCGAGAAGTTGAGGTGGTCTGTGCTGGCACGGCGCTCGAGCGTCGCCTCGATGGCCTCAAGGGCGCGCACGGCATGCGAGCGGCCGTCATACCCGGCCGTCTGCGCCGCGAAGTTGGTGTCGACAATGATCTCGCCCGTCGCGACCGTGACGCGCTGGGTGAGCTTCGTGGCGTACTTCTGCCAGCGGTAGGTACCCGGAGACCAGTTCGAATCGTCGGCCGCGATCGCGGCCAGGTGCGTGCCGTCGGCCTGGCTGGTGGCCGTGACCACCTTCTGCGTGCCAGCCTTGACGAAAGCGTATGAGACAGCCCACCCGTCGGTCGACAGGTAGTCGGCGAGTGACACGGACCAGGACACGGAATCGCCCGCAGTAAACCTGGTCGGTTCTGATGTGGCTACATCGCTCAGCTCCTGCCCCTCCGGTACCGGTTGACGAAGGACGTTTGTCCTTGTGCCGTCACTCGGCGGGGCCCTGGATCTGTCACCACCTTCGGCTGCTGTTCGCCACCGGAATACCGGGCCTTGATTTCAGCCCGGCGCTTTTCCAGTGCGGCCCATACGGGGTTGAGCAGTAGCATCGCGCCGTAGGCATAAACGGTGGCGTCAAGCGCCTCGTTTCTGCCCCCGGGTCGGGTTACCACCCATTCCAGTACGGGGAAGCCTTTTCGAAATCGCAGGAGTCTCTTCTCCGCGCAGAGCTGGGAGAAGTACTCCGTGTCGAAGGCCTCGGTCGCCGGGAAATGGCAGAATCCGGGGCCCCGCTCAAGCAGTCGCAGCCGTGAATAAATCAGCGCCTTAATCGAGTCAACGCCGAGGATGTGCACATTCACTTTGCGCGGATCATCGCCCCTGCGCTTACGTTGTGGTGGCTCAAGCATTTGCACGCTCGAACCGCCCCTTCCCTTAATTGCGAAAATATTCCGCGCGGTGCGGCGCTCTACGTAGCCGTAAACCTGCCGGGCGGCATAGCCCGAGTCGATGGCCGCCGCAGAGATTGGCATAAGGTCACCGTGGATATGGCGATAGCGCTGCGTGAGCAGGGCCTCGTCGAGCTGCTTCCAGATATCGTGCTCGAGCGGATTACCATACAGGATACGGCGATCGATGCGCCACGACTCCTCGTTGATCCCATACCCGTCGACGACCAGCTCGCAGCGGTCCTGCTGAACGTCAACGCCAGCGACCAGCACCAGGACGCCCTCGGGAACTTCGGCCTCATATACCTCGCGCCTAGCCATCAGCGGGTCTGGCTCAGCGCCGTCGGCCGCGGCGTTGCTGACCTCACCCAGGATGGTGTTGACCCACACCTTCATAGCTTCGGCTCCGCGGCGCTTTGCCCGCAGGAACCGGCGCACGCAGTCCTCCCAGGACAGCCAGTCGGGAGGGCTGTAGAGCGCGCTGGTGTGGTACCCCTCCACCAGTGACAGCTTGCTTTCGGCAGTGGCGATCCAGCGGCCGGCGGCGCAGATCTTGGTCTTGTGGTACTCCTCGAACTCATGGTCGCAGCTTGGGCAGCGGTACCGGACGCTGCTGGGGTCGCCGTCGTCCCATACCAGGTTGCGCCAGAGAATCGGGTGGTACGCGCCGCAGCGGATACAGGGCACGTGCCAGTACTTCTGGTTCGTGTCGTTGAACTGCTTCGCAATCTGGCTGTAGCCGGAGATGGTTGGGGTTCCGTTGCCGTAGAGCTTCGCCGACTTGCCGAAGGTCGTGAGGCGGGCGCGCAGCAGCTCTACCACGTCGCCCTGGCCGCCGACGTCCCAGGGCATGTCGTCCATCTCATCGAGCAGGCCGTTCTTGATGCTGCTCGACTTCAGTGGCGACGGAACGTTTGCGCCGACCACGCGCAGAAACCCGCCCACGAAATCCTTGTAGAGCTGCGCATTGCCGCCGTCGCGGGACCGCTGCTCCGCGACCTTGCCGACGAAGCAGGGGCACTCATCGAACATCGGCTGGATGCGCTCGCGGGCCCACTCCTTGGCCTTATCGAGCGTCGGCCTGACAGCGAGGGTCGGCCCGCCGGCGTTGTCAGCCAGGTAGCCGATCCAGTTCTCGGCAACGGTCGAGCCGCCGATCTGGTGACCCTTCTGCCACCACACCTCTCGCGTCGGGTCGTCGGGGGACAGCTTCTCGAGGATCTCCCTCACCCAGGGCGTCTTCTCGATGCGGTACTGCCCACCGATCGCGCTGGTCTTAGTGGGCAGCAAGCGGTTCTTTTCGGCCCACTCGGCGACGGAGATGATGGGGTCCGGCATGAGCCCGGCCATGAACGTCGATCGTACGACCGCGGCGCCGTCGGCCAGGTCGCTGACCACGTCCTCGGTCAGGCTATACATCGGCGAGGCCGGCCAAAGCCTTGCGAATCTCTTCCCGCAATAGACGCTGGATCTCGGACAGGTCCGTCAACCCAACGAGCTGCGGCGCGGCCTTGGCCGGCACGGCCTCGAGTGCTGCCCGCGTCAATCGGCACAGGCGGAAGTACTCGGCCTTGACGTCCTCGACCCGCGTGAGCAGGCGCGCCTCTTCGGCGTACTCGAGTTCGGCTGTCTTGCGGAGGAAATACTCGCGTTCGGCACGGTTCCGCTGGTAGTCGGATGAGATCTCCGACGGCGCTGCGGCCGCGTGCTCGGCTGGCGCCTGGCTGGCGCGAGGTGTGGTGTGCTCGGCCCAGGCAGCGTCGGCGGCCACCGGGTCGATCTTGCCGGATGCGGTGCGCAATATTCGCTGAGCCGCCAGTGCCTTCTCGACGGCTGCCTTCGTTCCACCAGGCAGTCCCAGCCCCCGGCGGTGCTCGGCGTAAGCCCGGATCGACAGTTCACGGCGCGCGGCACCGGCCTCCGCCCTCTTGGTTCGAAGTGCGTTTTGGGGCGCTGGGGTACCCGTTCTCACCGTAGACTTGACCAATCGTGCGCCGTCGGTTGTCCGTGTCTGGTAGGACACCGGAGGCGGACACCGAAGGACATTGCTATTGCATCACTTACGAGTGTCGTGTCCTACCTGTCCAACCTGTTAAAAACCTACACACTGGGGGCGAATCGGGATGCCGCACACC